ATGAAAATAATGTCATGTAAGGCCAAGCTTTACCATCAAAGAAAACAAATTAGAACCAATCGGCTTCTGATTAGAGCTGCTGGCAAGTTGCGAAATGTTGAATACGTTCGTTTACTTGAGAAAAGTCGCAAGCGACGACCTGTAAGAATTTTAGCTCCAGAGTATTTGATTTTGAATGACGATAATCATCGAGAAAATTTGGTGGTATTTCTTCGGGATTTGGAAAGAGAGTTGAAGTCTGGATTTAAGGTAATAATTGATTTTTCGCCGACAATTAAGCTGCATCCTTGTGGGACACTTTATCTTATTGCTAATCTAGATGAGTTTTTGGCGGAGTATCCGGGTTCATTGAGTTGCAAACTGCCTAAAGATAATGTCGTTGAACAATTGTTTCAACACGTCGGATTACTCTCTAAGTTGGGCAGAGCTTCGCAATTGGCCGTTACTGCTTCTAATGTGGTTAATTGGCATTATGCTACAGGATCTGATGCTACCACGAATACTTTTAAGGCACTCCTAATGCAGCATGGGGATGCAATGGGCGGGATTTTAATTCGCTCAAACTTATATGATTGTATGAGTGAAGCCGTTACTAATACAAAGAAACATGCTTATCCGAAAGCAATTGGGAGTTTAAATAATTGGTGGATGTTTTCCCAGGCTAGTGGAGATATTCTTCAAGTGGCGATTTGTGATCTGGGAATTGGTATTCCTCGTTCGTTGTTGGAAAAGCCAGAAATGAAGGATTATTTCAGAAAACTCTTCATGATTGGTCGCCAGTCCAGTCATGATAAAACATTAATTAAAATAGCTAGTAGTACAAATCGCTCTAGTACGGGTCTCGAATATCGGGGAAAAGGTTTGCCTCAAATGCTTGACTTTATCAAAAATCAAGATGATGGTGGATTTCGAGCACAGAGCGGATCGGGGAGCTATACTTATAATGCCTTCTCGAAGAGACAAAAAGAAGTTACTCATAAACAATCTATTAAAGGCACCTTGGTACAATGGACATTGAAGTTAAAATCCTAATGAGGGGTTTTGGATTATGAAAAAATTATCTGTCGCAACTGAGTTTTCTGAGTTTCCAGCTGGACGTGTGCCGGATGATGGCCCAAATTCCGGAGAGAGATTTAGAGAGGAGAAGTTGTTACCTCTTCTTAATGGTTCTGGAGATATAATCGAAATAAATCTCGATGAAACTATGGGTTATGGGTCTTCTTTTTTGGAGGAGGCTTTTGCTGGACTATTGCGAAATAACGGAAAAACCGAGAAGGAATTAAGGAATCGATTGGTTTTTGTTGATTCGCGAATAATTTATGAGCTAATGATTTGGGATTATATTGCTGAGGAGCAGGCCCGTGCCCGGTGAATGTAATCCAACTTACCTAGAAGTTATAAGGATAATATTGCCATCTGTCATGGTGGTTATTGGCTGGATTGTTGTTTATAGGTTGCAGAGAAAATCAAATTTCAAGCAGGATGCTCGGAAAGATTTACGAGCAAGATTAGATAAGTTGGACTCTGACCTGAAAAGCCTTCGGGATTTTTGTATTGAATATTATACTGATGAAAAGAAGGGTTTTGAAGTTTCTACCCAGGTAAAGGTCGTTGTGGAGGATATTCGGCGACAATCATACATTCTTTCAAATAATTTCTTGAAAGATGTTGAGAAACCTAAGATGGGAACTTACTTAAAGAATTTGCATAAGGCAGCGACTGGAGGTACATTTGAATCAAAGGTTAGGCTACCTTTGGATTCAAATGATTTGCAATTAAATTCTTTGTTTATTAGTTCTGCTCAGCTGCTAAATTTATTTGAAGATGGTTTCTTTCGTACGTATCCGCCACTGGTGGAAAAATAACTATGAAAGTTATCTTGTGGGAAGAACAGCTTGCCCTATACGTCGATATACTTTTTCGGTAATTGTTTTTTCGCTGTGTCCAAGCAATGAACTGGCAGCTGATAGATCCACGATGTCGCTTGCAGACCTAGCTCGAATGTCTCTAAACTGAAAGGCCTTGACGCGGCTTGCCAGCTCTTCGTCTCCTGCCTTTAGCGCCAGATCGGCTGCAGCTTTCCGGGCGCTATCGAAGCGCAGGCGCAAATGCCACTTCTTAACCTGGCAACCATTCGGCAGCGCGACAATGAAGGTGGTGCGCGGCCGGTGCGGGCGCGCGTGGATGCGCTCGATGACCTTCGCCAGTTCGGACTTGATGCCGTCGTGCTCGAGCACGATGCGCAGCAGCTTGTTGCTCTTGCCCTGGCGCACCTGCAACGCCCCATCCTTCAAATCGCCGTCGCGCATCTTGAGCACGTCCGCAGGCCGCTGGCCGGTCAGGTAGTTCAGGTCCATGGCATCCTGCAGCTCTTCACAGCCAGCGTTTCGCACCGCATCCCACACGGCTTTGTCGGCATAGAAGTCGCGCGGCACCTCCTTATTTTTGCGCACGCCCCGGCATGGGTTCTCGCGCTTGGTGTAGCCCCATTCCCGTGCCATATTGAACACATGCGACAGCAACGCGATTTCGCGGTTGGCGCGCACCTTGGCGCTGCGCGCGTCGCGGTAGCGGGCAATGTCCTGCGGCGTGATGGCATCGATGGGCGCGCTGTCGAAGACCGGGCGCAGCTGGCTCAACGAGCTTGAGTTCTCGCGTTGCGTGCTTGGCGCTTTGCCGGGCAGTATGTCCCGGACGTATTGCGCAAACACATACTCCATCAGCGTGGCGTCGGTCGGGACAGGCTTGCACTCGTATTCTGCCCACAGGCGCTTGGCCTCGACCAGATCCGTGCCCAGCGGGTATTCCTTCCTGTTCCCGGCATCGTCCCGGCCGTTGTAGTAGTAGCCGGTCCATGTATCGCCGGACTTGAGCTTGCGCACGCGCCGCAGCATGCGGGGCGGCAGTTTGTAGCCAGTGCTCTTAGGTCGCATAGTTCTCTTTCTATTAACGTACTTTGGACAGGTCTGGCGCCCAGGCCGGCGTGCTCACAAGGCTGGCGGGATTGATGCCGCTCAAGCGCAGCCTGGCGTACAGGCGCCCGATGATGGGGGCGCCGGCGCGGTTCTTGATGAAGGTCCAGCCGTTTTGCTGCAGCCATTTGATCTGATCCACTTTCCGGCAGCAGCCTGAAATGGTTTCCAGCTCTTCCGCAGTCAGGGTTTCGGACTGGATAGAATTGTCAAAAAGGTTATTCATTGGATGCCGCTTTCGTTATTGCGGGATTGCATGCCTTGCTTTTGCTCGTTGCCAAGGCGAACGCTTCTGCCTCGGTATATTGGGGAACTTCGGCGCCGATCTTGCGGAAGTCTCTTAGCCTGCAAAATTCTTTATAGTCGGCGTCCTCGTTCAAGGCCGCCACGGCAGGCACTGAGCGTTCCTCTGTCATGCCTGGCAACCGACAGGAGCGGTTGCCTTCTTGACCGCCGCGATGGCCGCCAACGGCACCGCACGGAACATGCCCGGCCACTGGTGGTCCAGTTCCACCCATGCGTGCAGTTCCCCATTGCCCACGTCGCGGCGCAGGTCGTTGACGGTGCCGGCCTGGTAACCTTCGTCGGTGTCGAATGTCACGCGGTCGCCCAGGGCGATTTGCCGCGGAGAATTGGTCAGGGTGTTCAGCATTGCGATGCTCCTTTCAGTTTGGCGGTAACGCCGCACACGCCGTAGCGGTCGATGGCGGCGTCGATCACGTCGCCGCTGGATGCGGCAACCTCAAAAAATTCAAAGCGTTCGGTTTGCGTGCGAACGATCACGGCATAGGTGCTCATGTGCCATTTCCTTCATGGGGTGGGGTGTCGGGGACGATCAGCCGGGGATAGGGGCAGGCGTTGACGGCTACCCAGGCCGCAATGACGGCTGTTTTTGCCTCGTCGGGCAGGTCAGGCAGGGGCGCCGCCGGCGGCGTGGCTGAGGCAGGGCGGTCGGGGTGCGTACAGTTATTTACACGAGTCCGAGGAACGGCAACCCCAACAGCCACCCCGCGCCCGCCTGTGGCCTGTACCGGCGTCCACGTATGGCGCACGGACTTGAAGACCACGCCAATCAGGTCGCTGCAACGCACGCCGTAGGGCGTGGTGCGCAGCGTTTCGCCGTAGCGGCCGATGACGGTTTTTTCGTCCTTGGCCAGGGTGACGACCAGTTCCTTGCGCGGCACCAGGGCGCCGCCCTGGGCGCGAAGGTATTCGGCCCAGCAGGCGCGCTTTTCGCCGTCGATCTTTTGCACGGCGTCCCAGGCGCGGCGCATGGCGGCGGGGGCTTCGTTGAGCATGCTTTCTTCGATGCGGCGCAGTTCGCGCCACACGGTGACGGGCGCGCCGCCCCATTGCTGGAATTGACGGATTCCCCAGCATGCAGCCCAGGACTCGACGCGCGCCGATGGCGTCAGCTCGACATCGCCTTCGGTGTCGGCCGTGACGAGATAGCCTTCTTTCGTCTTGTGTTCGGCCACGCCGTCGATGTTCTTGGCCACGTACTTGGCGATGTAGCCGGCGGCGCTGCCCTTGGCCCAGTCGATGCGTTTCACGTCCAGGCGGCGCGCGAAGGCGCCCGGCTCGCCACGGTCCACGCGCCAGGCGTAGCGCTTCATGATGCGGATGGCTCGGCCCGCCACGTCCCGCAGGTGGGCCGTCTTGTACTTGGCCGTAGGCCGGACGAACAGCAGCAGATGCCAATGCGGACAGCCATCGTGATGCGGCTCGGCGATGCGAAAGCCGTACAGGCCGATGCCACGGCGCGCCAGTGCGGAGCGGCACAGCGACGTCATCTTGCCCAGGTAGGCGTTTGCCTCGCGCGGCGTGGAACCGTCGAACTTGTCGTTTGGCTTGCCGCTGTGCTGCATGGCGTGAAAGCGCGATGGGCACGTCCAGGTGATGAAGATGCCCTGGTCGCCGCACTCGCGGGCGATCTGCTCGAAGCCGTTGATGCGCAACATCAGCTCGCCGCGCCGGATGGCTTTATTCGCCGTCGTTTTCTCGGCCAGCTCGGCGATGCTGAATTGCTGGCCGTTCTCGTTCTGTACCAGGGTGGCGGCCAGCGCCGCCGCGTTGCGGCGGTTTTGCGCCAGGCGCGACAGCACGGCGTCATTGCTGGCGTAGGGTTCGCCGCGATAGTTCACGTAGCCCAGGCGGATATTGCCGGCTTCAAAGGCGCGCTTGACCCGCTTGCGCAACTGGCGGCGCCACCAACGGGCATCCACGAGGCGGGCGATGGTGTCGGTCAGCGCGTCGAATTCGGGCAGCTCGATGCCATACGAGGCGCATTCGTCGGCCATGATCTGCAGGGCGTGCGTGTCGGACACAGCCATCCACAGCATTTTGGTAACGCCGGCCGCCGCGCGCTCGGCGGTGGCCACAATGTCGGCGTCGCTTTGCGACAGGTCGACGCCGGCCGGCACGTACTGCTCGGCGAACTCGCGCACAAAGCTGGTGGCGATGGATTCATAGATTTTGTACCAGGACGACCAGGCCATTTTTGCCATTGCGGCCGTGATGACGCGGTTGCGCCATTTGTAGGGAATGCGGGCCAGCTCGGGCGCGAACTGGGCGGAGCGCAAAAAGGCTTCGTGACGCTGCGGGGCCGGCAGCAGGATTTGTTTAGATTGCATTCAACAGTCTTTCGTACACACGGATAGCGGCAGAGGTGGCGGCGCGCAGCTCGATGCGCTCTTCCTCGGTAAATGAATGGATGGGCGATTCCCATCGGTCGGCGTCCAGGCCGGCGGCGATCAGCACGGAACGGCGCGCGGCACGCGGCGACAATCCCCAGGCCTGGGCGATAAAGCGCGCCTCGCTGGCACGCCGCTGCTCGATGGTGCGCAAGCTGGCCCGCTCGGCCAAACTGGCTTTCGCCGCTGCGATGGCGGCCAGCGCCTCCGGCGCCCCTGGGGGCGTCGGCACGTCCCTGTCACGCGCGGCGAGGATGGCCTTCAAAGCCTTGGCCGTGTCGCTGGAGCCGCCCATGATTTTTTTCAGCGGGCCGGTCAGCTTGTCCAGCGCTGCAAACACTACCTGTAACTTCAAATCCCGACCAGCCATCTATTCCGCTCCGCTTCGCTGCCGGGCGCGTTCGCGCCAGGCCATCAGTTCATCAATCGTAAAACCGTCCATCGCTGCCGGCGTCCAGTGGAAGACGCCGGCAATGTCGGCCATGGCGTCTTCTACTTCGCCGGGGATACCGAAAGGCGATCGGCTTTGCTCGCCAAAAAACCGGCAACCTCGGCGCCCACGGCGAGCAAGTCGGCCGGGTCCATGTTGGCGATGTCGTGCGCGGTCAAGGTTGGCTCGGTGATACGCGGCAGCACGATCTGCAGGGCCGACACGTTCAGGTTGGCCAGCTCGATCAGGGAAATGCCGCGCAGGGCGCCCGCCTTGGGCTTGCGCACGGTCAGCGCGGTGATGAAGCTGTCGCCGCGCTTGATCGGGTCGTCCAGCTCGATGACGGCGCTGTTTTGGGTATCGTTGTTCATGCTGTGTTCCTTGTTGTGGTGTGATTAAAAAAGGGGATTACAGGCCGATGGCCTTGCGGATGGCCGCATTGGTGTCGCCGCCGCCGAAGTTCTCGGTGCCGCTCATGAAGTCCAGTTCGATGACGGTGGCGCCGTCGATCATCAGTTTGTAATAGCTGCAAGCCATGGTGTATTTGTGGGTGGTGTCGTCGCCCATCTTGGCCGCGCCCATGTCGATTTCCTTGTAACGGCCGCGCACGACGACCTCGACGGCGGCGACGCTGCCGTCATCGTCGTTCTGGTAAGCACCGGCAAAGCGCAGTTGCACGGCGCCGTGCGTGTGCGCGCCGTACTGTTTCAGGGCTTCGGCGATCAGGCCGCCGGCGCTCCATTCCAACGACAGCGCCTCATTGCCGAAGTCCACGGAAACGGGGCCGCTCATGCCGCCGGCGCGGTACTCTTCCATCTTGCGGCTCAGTTTTGGCAAGGTGACTTCGGGCACCATGCCCATGAACAGCACGCCATTTTGAAATACGTTGAATTGCTTGAGTTTGTGGGGCATGCCCATAGTGTTCTCCAGTGATCAGTTGCGCCCGCACGCGGCGGGCACGGGGATGGTTAAGCCGCGATGCGCGAGGCGAAGTCGGCCAGGTAGCGGTCGGTGATGCGCTGCTGGAATTTCAGGTTTTCCAGCGGCGGCACGGGCGTGTAGTCGTAGTCGATGGCCAGCTTGCCGTCTTTCAGCGCCGTCTTGTCGTTGTACTGCTCGTCATACCAGGCATGGCCGTCGATGATGTAGCCCTGCAATTTCAAGTCGCGGAACTTGGCGTTGATGCTTTCCAGCAGATCGCGCACCAGGGACGGATGCAGGGGCACGTCGACGTACGCGAAATGCGCCTCGGCGATGGTGTCGGCCAGCACTTGGGCCGTGCGCGTGTAGCTTTCGAAATAGAAGAATCCGCCCGGCGCCTCGCAGGTGCGCGAACCCCAGAAGCGGTATCCGTGTCGCCGTCGGCCATGGCGGCAAAGCCAATGCCGGCCAGGCGGTTGAGGATGGCACCGCGCCTCTGGCGCACGCTGGCCAGGTAGGGGGCGGCCTGCACGGCAAACGGTGGCGGCGGGGGCGCGCTGATGTCCCACTTGCCGCCGGATTTCTTGCGGATGGTGGCGCCGGCGGCAATGGCCTCGCGCAGCACGGTTTCGTCTTCTGGCGTGACTGCGATGCCATCGGCCGGCCAGGTGCCTGCCGCTTCATACGCGGCCTGCATATCCGCCGGAAAGAAGCCACGGACCTTGTTGGAGTAGAACGTCGTCATGTTATTTTCCGATGGCGAGGAAGTTGATGGAGGTATCAGCGGCGGCCGCATAGACGTTGAACCCGGTAATGCTGGGGAGGTCCGAGCTGACGTAGCCAGGGGAGTTGCCATTCGATACAGTTACGAAGACGCGCAGGCACTCCTTCGGAAAGGCAAACTTGAATGCCACGCGCGTGCCTTCCGGACTTCCCGTAATGGCGCCCCATTGCATGATGAGGTCGCCGGGCAGTTTCAGATCGCCGCCGGGCAGCAGCCGGGAGGCAAAGTCCGCGTTGCGCCACAGCTCGGCGGTCGATTCGATGACTTGCCATACGCCATCGCCGGTCGCCATCAAGGTAAGGAATTGCCCCTTCTTGATTGTGATGCTGGGCACGTCGCCGACATCAAACCGCATGTTGACACCAGGCGCGGCAAGGATGGTTCCGCCATTGAAGATGCCGACGAACTTGACGCACTTGCCGGAATGGTCGGCAATGCCGAGCGAGCGCGGATTGGGAATCGTGATGCTCTTGCCTGCATAGGGAAAGTGCAGGGCACAGCCCACGTCATCGGCGGTGAGCGTGCGGCTTTCGATGACATCGACATGGCCCGCCATGTTTCCTTGCGCTTGCTGCACAAAATCGGTGTTGGCAAGCCTGTTCGACACGTCGAACTTTGGTGGCGTCGCCACCTCTTTCATGCTGTATTGCGGGTGCGGGTCAAGAGCGTTCGCGTGCTGGGCCAACTGCTGATCGCCATAGTTGCGAGCCGTGATGTACATCCGATCGACATAGTCGACCTTCGCCAGCAGCGGGTGCGGGTCGGCAGCTTCCAGATGCCCGGCCAGTTGCTGGTCGCCATAGGCGCGAGCCGTGATGTACATCCGATCGACATAGTCGATCTTCGCCAGCAGCGGATGCGGGTCGGCAGCTGCCTGATGCTCGGCCAGTTGCTGGTCGCCATAGGCGCGTGCCGTGATATACATCCGATCGACATAGGCGATCTTCGCCAGGAGCGGGTGCGGGTCGGCAGCTGCCAGGTGCTCGGCCAATTGCTGGTCGCCATAGGCGCGAGCGGTGATGTACATGCGATCGACATAGTCGATCTTCGCCAGCAGCGGGTGCGGGTCAGCGGCGGCCAGGTGCTTGGCCAGTTGCGCATCGCTGTAGGCGCGCACAGTAATGTCCTGGTCATCGACATATTTACGAGTGGCCAGGATGATGGACGGATCGATTTTCAGCTCGATGGCGGCCGTGCTGGCGACGATGAGCACGATGCGCACCACTTGCGTGCGCCCGCTGCCTTCAAGCATCAGGGGCTTGTAGCTGGGCGGGCAGTTGGCCACAGCGCACAGGTCGCCGGCCTCGTCGTAGATACCGATTTCACGTATCCACCAGCCGCCCACGTCCTCGGGCAGCACCTGCTCGACGATGATCTGGCTGGCATTGGCCGGGTCGACCGTCAGCTGATTCAGTCCTGCGCGGCGCACTTCGCGCACCAGCGTCTTTTGCGTGCGCACTGGCATGGGCAGATTGCCGTTGCCGTCGCCCACGGCCATGGTTTTCAGTTTCAGGGTGTGACCCAGGGCGATGGCGTTGGCCAGCTTGGCCTCGCCCACTTCGGTCAGGATGGCAAAGTATGTGCTCATGGATAGATGGTGAGAGTGTCGATGGTATGGGATGCGCCGGCCTGCAAGAGCGTGCCGCGCACTTCGATGGTTTCCGCGATCCAGGGATACACGGTCATGGCGTCGCCGTGGTAGGCGCAAGCGCCCGCGTAGACGTTGCCGCGACTTTCCAGATAAATGGCCAGGCCCGTCATGTGGCGGCTGACGGGCTTAGCGTCGGCAATCAGGCGTTCCATTTCCAGAAACATGGCGTCGGTGATGCCCGTGTCGAGCACGCCCACGTCGAGGCGGAACGTGCCCGGTACGCCTGGTGGCGTGGTTTGCCACCATTCGGTAATGCGGATCAAATAGCCCAGGGATTCGACCACGCGGCGCACGGCGGCAATGGTGCCCTTGTGCTTGTGAATGAAATAGGACGCCTTGATCGTGCCGCGCTTGATCGACTCGGGCCAGGCATCGTCCCAACGGTCGACGGAACAGGCCCAGGCCAGAAACGGCAGCAGGGCAACGGGGCAGCGGTCGGCGTTCCACAGGTCGCGCAGCGGTACGGGCACGTTGACCAGCTCGGCGCAGGCCACGGCAATGGCGCGTTCCAGCGCGGTGGTGTTGGGCGGCAGGGTGGGCACGTGTTTATTCATCGAGCACCACGACATTGAGCTGGATGGCCGTGCAGCGCGCGGCCTGGGTGGCGTTCAGTTCGATGTCCGCTGCCGGGCTGCTCATGACGACCTTGCGCACGCCTTCGACGTGGACGGCGGCGCTGCAGGCGGAACGATAGATGCTGTGCCCCAGCGGGCGGCGCGGCTGCGACACGCGCACGGCGTTGGCGCGCGCGGCGTCCAGCAGAATCGGCACTTCGGGGCCGACGCCGATAAACAAGGTGGCCTCGATCTGGTAATCGATGACCTGGGCGGCCTGCACGCTCAAGCGGTCGCCCAGGGGACGCACTTCCTCGGCGTTGAGCGCGCGCGCCACGATGGCCAGCAGTTCCGCGCCGGCAATGCCGGTGTCGTTGTTGGCCAGCACCGTGACGGTGACGCTGGCCGGCGCGGGGCTGGTGGCGCTCGCGTCCTTAACGCGGCCGTCGCTGCTGCGGGCGTGGAATTCATACGACGCTTTCGGGCCGGCCACGGACAGGCCATCCGGCGCTTCCTGGATGCGCAGGCGGTAGGCGTCGTTGTCTTCCATGACAGCGGCCACAGGCGGCAGGGCGTTCGGATTGGCCGGCGTGATGACCAGGCGCGCCACGTTGACGTTGGCGCCCAGCTGGTCCAGGTCGCCATCGAGGGCAAACGCCAGCATGACGGCTTTGCCCGCCTCGTTGACGCGGTTGCGCAAGATGGTTTCCTGATAGCTGTTCTCTTCCAGCAGCTTGGTGGCCGGTTCCGATTCCAGCTCAAGCAAAGCCGTGACGGCCGCGCGCTCGGCTTCCGGCAGCAGGCTCACCAGATGCGCTTTACGTGTGGCGAGAATGGCTTCGAAGTCCAGGACTTCCACCACGCTGGGCGCGGGCAATTGGGTCAGGTCGATAGGCGTGCTCATACGGCGCTCCCTTGCTTGACGGGTACGGACAGGGTGATGCCCTGGCCATTGGCGGTGCCGTCGAGCAGCAGGGCGATGGCGCCGTCCGTGTCGCGCGTGAGTTGCACGCTGGCCAGTTGCAGGCGCGGCTCCCAGCGGCGCAGGGCAAAGGCGGTAGCGGCGTAGATGCGCAACTGCGTGGCGCTGTTCAGGGGCTGGTCGATCAGTTCGGGCACTTCGGAGCCATAGCGGCGCCGCCGGATGCGGGAGCCGATGGGCGTCGTAATAATGTCGGCGACGGACTGGCGCAGGTGGCCCAGGCCCGTCAGGCTGCGCCCGGTGGCGGCGTGCATGCCCATCATGATTGCGGCCCGCCCGATTGATCGCCGCCGGCCCTGACGCCGCCGTGCGGGTGCTTGGCCAGGCTGATGGCGCCGGCCAGCACGTCCTCGCTGGCCTTGACGGTGCCTTGCACGGCCATGGCCACGCCGCCAGCGGCGCCGGCCTTGGCGTTCACGCCGCCGTTCAGCGCGGTGGCGCCTTCCACGGTGGCCGATTGCTCGACAAGCAGATTGCCCATGACGGTCAGGTCGCCCGTGCAAATGGTGCTGGGCGCGTTCGACGTCACCTTGTCGGCCGTGATGGTGGCGGTGCCGCCTGGCAGCGTGGCAGTCAGGGCATGGGCCGCGTGGTTGTACTGCACCACGGCGCCGTCGGGGTAATGCGTGGTGTGGATGCTGTCGCTGGTTTCAGGCGCGTCAAATTCCTGGGAGTACAGCGCAGGCAGGATGATGCCGCGCGTCAGGTCGCCACCCGGGGAAAAGACGATGACCTGTTCGCCTGCGGTGGGCGCCGACCAGGTGCGGGTGCTGCCTGCGCGTCGGGTGGCCCATTTCAGCCATTCGGTGGTGAGTGTCGGCCCTAGCCGCACGCGCGCCTTGGCTCCTTCGACCTCGGCGATGGTGCCCAGGCGGATCAGGTTTTGCAGCAAACGGAGGAGGTCGGACTGGTCGGCGTTCATGCAGTGCATGTTGCCGAAGTCCGCGTGCGGATGCACGCGGGGGCGGGTTGATATCAGACTTAATATCCACGAGCTCACTATAAGCTTACCTTGTAAGCTTATAGTGAGCTCGTGGAAAATCTGGTTAGTTACTGGTCGCTACTTGCTGGTATCCCTAATCTGGATTCTAAAACCGTAGGTCCGGCAGTGAATAAGATAGCTCCATATACCCAGCCCAACAGTAGAGTAGGGAAAAAATAAAAGTTGCTAATTGGGTATTCTCGAATCAGAATAGATGTTCCCCTGAGCGCAAGTTCCGCAGCAAACGCCGCTGCAATCCCTCCGAGAAATCCTACAATTGCACCTAAAAGTGCTCGGTTGTACCATGGATAAGTACAAATAGATCGGTTCAATATATAGATCGATAGGGAAATAAATGTGAGTAATGTGCACGTAATTACAAAAACGTTATAGTGTCGAGCAATCATGCAAGTCCATAAAACCTGTAAGATGGTGCTTAATGCTATAAAGAAAATATTTATTTTCATTGTTTTTTTCCCGCATCACGAAAAAGATTTCCTGGGAATAAAGTTCCGCTCGTTACGTGCGGAAAATATGGCGACTGATTTAATACATTTGAAACATTTACGGCGCATTGAGCGATACCCGGGCTTTGCATCCCTTCAATTTTTTGCAATAACCGTTGTTCCTCTTTTTTGTTTGTGTTTTTGCAATTTTTCTCAATTTTCGAGTCGGCGTGGTACTTTGAAAATTTACCTATACTCGCTGTGCTTCCCTCTACCACATCACCAGTGCCGCCGCCGTTGCTTTGCGCGTACGAACCGCTAGGATCAAATAAAATCGGTTGCCCTCTTTCGCCCGCCTGTGACATGTAAAGCGCCGCATGATCTCGAAATCCCCATGAATTGGTTGTTACCAGCACGCACGTTTCGAGTCCGTTAGAATCAATAGACAAAATGGGATTTCCTCCAACATATGCATAGGTATTGATACCTCCGGCTAGTCCAATTGGATCACTCTGCAAATACCGCCCCAGCGATGCATCATAGTAGCGATTCCAGTTGTACCACAATCCTGATTCAGTGTCGTAATACTGCCCTGGGAAACCGATATGCATGCCTCCGATAGTATCAACGGTGACCTGGCGGTCGAACGCGGCGTTGGTGGCACGCCAGGCAACGGCGCCATTCGAATCGGTCAGCACTTCCGGACGACCAAGATGATCGTTATGGCTGGCATAGAACCGGCCGGAACGTGCCATACCTAACAGCTCGCCGCCGAGCCAGACATAACTCGTGCCGACCGAGTTCAACTCAGCCAGCAGTTCGCCTTGCGGGCCATAGATTGCGAATGTGGCAGTTCCAGCGACGTAGCGATAAACACGTTGATTAAGTGCATTGCTGCGATAAGCCGAAACAGTCCCATTGACATTAATGCCGAAGATACGATTAAACGTATCATACATATATGTTCGATATCCATCATGTCGCGACTCACTGACGACATTTCCAATTGCATCATATGTAAAATTGCGGAACTGACCATTTCCACTCCAAGAAGACAATCGGTTGCTGCTTGCATCCGGCACAAAATTATAGCCAGTGTTCTTGCGAGTATGCAGTGTTCGATTTCCGGCCTGATCAATGGAGAAAAATTGTGAGTCACCATCACGCCAGATACTCGTCACACGATCAGCCATGTCGTAATCAAGCACTTGCGACTGCGCTGGATTGCCATAGTCAGTCATCTTCGTCAGATTGTCGACGGGACTGTATTCAATGTCGACATGCTGACCGCCTCCATATAGCGAAGTAGTGCGCCCATCGGCATCATAAGTAACCTTGCGCGGCTTGTTATTGCCAAAACGCCAGGCATAGCGCTGGCCACTTACAGGCTGATAGAGAAATGAGTCGGCGATAGTGCTCCACGCTCCTTGGTTGCTTGTAATCGAAGCGATGCGTCCCACACTGTCGTACTGGTAATTAATTACTACACCAGTGGGATAACTCATACTTGTCCGTCGCCCAGCAGTATCATAACTCCAGCTCGTTGTATGTAACCCACCGTAAATATTGTTAACCTGCTGAACGATCTCGCCTGCGGCATTGTAACTATAAGTGGTTTTCCCCGTGTCATCGTTGAGTCGCGTCAGTCGTCCCTTGCCAAAGGCACCTTCATCATAGGTAAATGTTTCCACGTAACCATTGCTGCTGCGGGAAGTTTTACGTCCCAGTACATCCCAACTATATTGAATAATGATACCCGCCGCATTCTTTTCATTCAGGAGACGGCCGGCACTGTCGTAGGCATATATAGTCGTTCCCGTATCTGGACTGATGATGCTGGTTACCTGGCCAAAGCCGTTGTAGGTATACTGTGTTTGCAGCGGGCGGGGATCGGTCACCGATGTCAGGTTGCCTTGCTCATCATAGGTCATGGTCGTCGTACCGCCATCAGCAGCCACGCTGCTCACAAGACGGTTCTCCGCGTCATATTCATAAGTTGTAACGCGGCCTTGAGCATCCGTGCTGCTTGTTAAATTACCATTGTTATCGTAGCGTTTTTCGACCTGTTGGCCATTGTTGCCCAACTGCGTGTACGGGCGGCCCAATGAATCAAGGGCGGTGGTACTACTAAAATCCGTCGTGCCCACTGCGACTGGCACTGTGCCATTGATTTCGGCATAGTGCCTGGGGGAGCTGGTTTGCACAGTGTTGTCAGTTATGTTCACTGCTATGCGCGCGACCTCACCCAGCGCGTCACCGACAGATTCCAGTCGGCCAGCTGCGTTATATTGGTAGCGCGCCATGCTACCGTCAAGATAAGCTATCGTACTAGGTTGACGAGCATGATTGTACGTATATGTTGTTGTCCGAACACCGCCAATTAGACGTTTCTCAGTGGTGAGTAAATTACTCTTTTCATCATACGTGTAGTCAGTCGCAACGCCATTTTCATCTACCATCCGGCCCGGAAATCCTCGTCCGTTATAGCCCGAATACTTCACTTGATGGCCTAACGCATTGGTGACTGATATAAGATTCGCTGCGCTATCATAGGCGTAAATTGTAGACGAAATCGCATCCGCCAAGGTCTGATTGACTGTGTACGTATTGGTTACGCCAGATGGATGATATGTATACTGATATTCAAATTTTCGTTGGCTACCCGTCAAAAGATCCGTTGCTGTTTCAGATGCGAGGCGATTCAAGCCGAATCCACTGGAAAAGTATGTATAAACGGTACGCGAAATATTTAATCCAGAAGATCCGTAAAAATCTACTTGGATTAAGTTATTTCCATTCCATGTGTAAATTTGTTTTTTTTCCAATGATGTACCTGCTGCATTAGTCAACTGCAACAGCTTTCCAGTCGCATCGTAACTATAATCGGTTTTGATGCCATTCCAATCCAACGTATAGTCTACCCAGCCATTGGAGTCATAGGTTGTATGTGCATTGGCAGCGGAACATGTACTGGAAGCTGCTCGTGAAACAGTACTTAGTTTAAGCGAACCTTGAACAGGGACAAATGTATAGGTAGTTGTCTGGTTGGCTGAATTTTTTATTGTTGTTGAATTACTTGCGTAAGTAAAAGTATCAGCTTCCTCGCCTCCGGCAAGTGAGCTAATATGCACACGTTTATCTGCATAATAGCTATAGGTGCTATAGCGCTCACCGTTAATTGACACTCCTGTTAAAAGTGAATAATCTATGTTAGGGCTTTCATAGTGATATGTTCGAACATCTGGTGATATTCCTGGTGAGGTGACGGATGAAAGTAAATTGACATTGGCGTATTGGTAACTCCACTCATTTCCGTCTTGATCGCGAGCCTTCGATACATACCAGTCTGGATTGTAGGTGAAATCAATAAAATTACCCGCAGCATTGATTACTCGACTAGGAAGTTTATTGTTGATAGTGTAGTTAAATTTCAGAAGGTTGACGCCACCTCTGGTGCTGATATTCTGGATGACGCCGAGCGTGGAGTAGTTATATATTAACGAATCTGTGATTATTTTATATCCATTTTCGGGTGAATATGTCATTTTCCCCATTGCGGAAGAATTATTGACGGTGTAGGTGAAGTTATAGGCTGCATTGGATTTGAATGTATATCTTGCGCCATCAGACAAGGTGAACACCACTGAGGTCGGCATACACTTGCTTGGGTAGTCGGAACTCCGAAAGCAGCCAGATGTTTGCAGCGGAGCGAAATCATAGGTGGAATTCCAGCGATTACCAAACATTCGCGCAGAGGTATCAAAGCTTTTGTAGGTTCTATCAAGTCCCATACTAAATTCGCCCTCGGCCACAATGTCATGCTCAGTCTTGAATTTCTCGCCCGTAGCAATGATCACAGGATTCGATGTCGAGGGGCTTTTTCCTTCGCAATCGTTTGGTGCCGTATTGGCATCTGAGCTTGCCTTCTCCTTCGCCGGTGATTTGCGCCCCCCACCCGAACTTCCATTTGTCGGACTGTACGATCCATGGGTACGCGGTCGAGTATCGCCGTAATTTGGAGGCCGCTGGTCATTAATGTAAACCCTATCTTCATAAGCGCGAGGAGGGGGAATTCCTTGTTCGTTCATCGCTATGGCAACTGAAGTAATCCCACTCAAAACCAGTGCAGCGGATATGTTAAACCAAACATGATTTAGACAACTTTTCAAAGATCCTCCGATGAGTATTCGGTCAAATATAATTTTAAAGCATCAATTTGAAATGTATTTTTAAAATCTATTTTTGTCAATCTTTTATTCTTGCTGGATTTTTCTCGATGTCAGTTGAAGTTTGCATTGAAGAATCTTAGTTTTTTTCCATATGACGCAGCAGAGATTCGCGTATCAACGTCCGATCCGTTTCACTCAAGCCCAGCAGTGGCCGCTCCGGGTATTTGTAGACTGCCCCCTTTTTCGACACGCGCTCCTGCCGCCCAAACTGATGCACATGCGCCACGCGCGCCACCCAGCCAAAGAAACCGACTTCAACTTGATCGCCGGTCGCTTTTACCTTCAGGTGTCTGGCGGTGCGAATCTTGGCAAACATGGCCACCTTCTGCCGCTTGATGCGCCCGCTCTTCCCTTTGAATTCCTTGCGCCGCTTGCGTGCCGGATACGCGGTGCCATCTGGCCCTTGCTGCGCCTTGATGCGCTGCGCCTGGCTTCGGCGCAGGTCGATGGCCACCTTGTGATTGATGGCGCGGCGCTGGGCCGGCTGCAGCTTGGCCAGCAGCGCGCCGGCCCAGGCTTCCAGCGCGTGCAGGTCGTCGCTCATGGCGTGGCCTCGGGCGTGCGCCATTCGGCCAGCAGGGTCTCGCCGGCATACAGCTTCCAGAACTCGTCCGCATAGGCCGGCATATGCTGTATCTCGGCCAGGTGCTTGATGTCCAGGCGGCCCGCCTCGCCGGTCTTGACGGCCACGCGCTCGGTGAGGTCCAGCTTGATGGAAATGTCGACCGTTTCATGGTTATTAAAATCCACTTCGAAGGCGATGCCGTGCTTGCGCGTTTCCTCGTTGGCCATCAGGTCGAGCTGGTGGACTTTGAGCCAGGCGATCAGGGCCACCATGATGGCGTCGGCGTCGCCCGCGTAATCGGTGACGATCAGGTTGAGCTTGAAGCGGTATTCGAAGGAGAGCGAGGCGGTGGCCGACGCCACCACGTTGCCTTCGTCTGCGAAGACCAGCAGGCGGTCGGGGTCGCGCTGCAGGTCGGGGATGGCGGCGGCCAGGTGCTGGCGCAGGCTATTCGGTTTGTACATGGTAGGTTTCTCGTATTAGGTTGTAGGCGTCGATGCAGGCATTCAGCTGGCGGGCGGCGTCGTCGCCGTCGCCGGCAATGGCGTCAAGAGCTGCCGCAGTCGCTGGGTCAAGTTCGGCGCGCGTTTGGTGCCGATGGCCTGCGGCAGCGGAGGTATCTGCCATTGCGGCGCACTGGCCGCTGGCGATGGGGATTGACAGGCGCACAGCGCCGCTGCGCACGTCATCGTTAAAACGGTCACGTTCAGTTTTCGCATGGGATTGCTCCTGGGTGAGGTGGTCGGCGCGCAGCATTAGGGCGGCGCCGGCTGCGCGTTCCAGGGTGAGCACGCGGGCGGTGGCCTGGGCCAGTTCGGTGGCGGCGGTGCTTTTGTTGGTGGCGGCCGCCCGCTGCAGTTCGGCGATGCTGGCGTCCTTGCGCCAGCCCTGCGCCGTCCAGCCAGTCAGGACGCCGCACAGCAGGCAGGCGGCCAGCGGGCGCCAGGTGGGTGCTATCACATGACCACCCGTTCCTTGATCCAGCCGAACAGGAAACGGCGCTGGGTGGTGTTGGCTTCGGTGATTTCCAGGTAGCGCGCCGCCTGCAGGCCGTTCAAGGCGCGCAGCAGCACGGCGGCGCCGTCCTGGCCGCGCCATGTCAGGAAGGATGCAAGCGCGCCCAGCGACTGCGCACCCAGGCGGCCGTCGACGAACAGGGCGGGATAGCGCGCGCCCGTGTCATTGAAACCGTTCAGCCAGCGCTGCAGGAACTCGGCCGCGCGGTGCGGCCCCATGTTCACGCCCGTGTCGATCAGTTCGGCGCCGATGCCGGCATGCAGGGCCAGCACCTGGTCGAACTTGGGTTCCGTGATGTAGCGCGCCGTGTAGATGGCGCGCGCCACGGCCACGGGCAGGTCCCGCATCGGGCCTTGATAGCCGTTGGCGCGCGCCACGGCCACAGTGATGCCGTAATTGGTTTCGCCGCCTTTGTCTTGTGGGTCATTCACGTAGCCGCCTTCGGCGCGCAAGATGGCGTCGATGGTGCGCGCGATCAGTGGATTTTCTGTGGTGGCCATCAGTGTTCCTTCGCGTCTTTGACCAGCTCGGCGATGTCCTTGTCGCTACGGCGCTGGAACCACAGGGCCACGGCGCGCGATACCCACCAGCCGGGCGCGCCGACGATCAGGTCGATGGCGGAAGCGTTGACCATGGCGCCGATGGCCGGGAGCTGGGCGCACAGCAGCTGGTACACGGTGCCGCCCAGCAGGCACGAGAACACGCCCGCGCAGGCCAGGCGGGCGACGAATTCGCCCTTGTTGAAGGTGCCGTCGCTATTCAGCGGCGGCAGCACGATGTACAGCATGGCGGCGCCGACCATGCCCAGCGCCGCCTTGAAGCCGTACAGTTTGACCAGGGTGGCGAAACCACCAAACGATTCTGCGGACATTGCTTGTTTCTCCATGATGAGGATAAGTAGAGGTGTTGTTAAAAAAGTTAGTCCCATAGCTGCACAAGATCGGCTGCGGCCACCTGGCCCGTGCTGGGCGCCGGCTCGGGCAGGGTGACGACCAGGCCGGCAGGCAGCACGGCGCCGTGGCGCGCCAGCGCGGGATTCCTTTCCAGGGTTTGCTCGACGTATCCCGCGCCGTCGCCCAGGTAGCGCCACACCAGGGCGTCTACCGTGTCGTGCTGCTGCGTGCGCACCTGCATCAGATCAGTTCCACGGTCAGGTGCGAGCGGCCGACGATATCGGCGATGGCCCATTGCGCATTGCGCCGCTGCGCGCCTGGCGCTTCGTCCAGCCACTCCATGCTTTTCTTGTCGCTCACGGACGTGGCCGTGCTGTCGTAGTCGCGGTAACGCTCGATCAGATCGGCTTTCGCCGTGCTGTAGACGGCGCGCCGGTACTGCGCCAGCAGGCGGGATTCGCGGTTGATGCGCGTGGCCGGCACGTCCACCAGGGCGGCAATACCGGCAGCGGCCTGCTTGCCTTGCCAGTCGGCCAACTCGCGGTTGACGTGCAGGATGGCATCGACCACGGCTTGCACCAGGCGCGCATCGGTGACGGTGCCATCCAGGCGCATGGCGTCGCGCATATCGGTGAGCAGGATGTCGGGAAACCAGCCGTCGTTCTCGATGATGCCGGCGGCCGGCGCTGGCGGCGCGGGCGTGGTGCCGGGCGGGATGGACGGGGGCAGGGCCATGAAGGACATACGGGGCGCTTTCAAAATGGGGCGGTGGACGGGGTTCATCAGGCCGATGGTTCAGCCAGAATCCCCCCGTGCCGCCGTGCTGCGGGGGATGCTCTTTACGTGGAACCGGCCGCACGCTTGATGCGCCGTTCCAGCCGTTCCATATCTTTCTTGACGCCGCAGGACTCCGACAGGGTGCGGGCGCGCTTTAAATGACCCATGGCCGCTTCCGCCTGCGCCACCAGCGCCGGGGCGATGTCGGTGTCGTCGGCCTGATCGAGCACGGCGATCATGGCCAGGCCGATGGCCTTGTGCAGCTTGGCGCGCGCCTGGTCGGGCGCGTCGCTGGCGGCCGTCAGTTCTTCGACGGCGCCCAGCACCTGGGCCGCGTGCTGCGGATCGGCGGCCAGTTTGCCGTGCAAGTAGCCTTCGGCGAACTCGTCCAGCATCAGGGTGGCGATGTCGCGGCTGTAGGTGTCGGGCAGGGTGAACTTGTGCGCCAAAGCATATTCGGCCATGACCAGGGCGCGCGCGTACTCGCCCGTGTCGATGTGCCACACCAGCAAGGTGGCGAAGACGTCATCCTGGGCGCCCTTGCCGCTGGCCAGCACGCCGTCGATCCACTGCGCATAGTCGGGCAGCAAGGTGGCCTTGACCTCGATCTTGCGCTCCACCGACTGGATGGATTTCAGGCGGCGCCGGTCGTCGGCCAGCTTGTAGAGCATCATTTCGTAGGCCGTGCCGGTGGTGACGCCTTGCGGCGCGGCGGCGCCGGCCGTGCGCTCGGCCAGCATGCGCGCGCGGTGGCGCAAGGCGGGGGATTGGTTCGCCATCACTTGTCTTTCAGGTCGATGTTTTCCACCAGCGCGGCCAGGCCCAGGTCTTCGATCACGTAGGCGTCATTCGACGACTCGTAGTTCTCGATGCGGTCGCGCTTGGGCACGTCCTCGACGCGGCGGCGGCGCGCGCCTTCCTGGAAGTAGATCGACAGATTGTCGAAGCGGGTAATCAGGATGGCGTTCTCCGGGAAGTAGGGCACGCGCGCGGCCGGCAAGCCGCCGATGCGCTTCTGGCTGATGATGATGTCGGCCGCCAGGGTTTCCGTGGGCGCCTGCTTGGTGTTGACCAGCGGGAAATACTTGTCGTTCAACAGCTTGCGCCCGACGATGGCCACCAGATTGGTGTCTTCCTGATACCACGGGTCCAGCAGGTTGACGGCATCGGTGACGGCCGCGTCGAGGTTGGCATAGTCGGCGCCGTCCACGTCGCCGATGATGACCTTGCCCGGCATGCCAGCGGCCACCAGGCCCAGCACGCGCTCGGGCGCCAGCTCGCGCAGGTGCTGCAGCCAGCCTTTATTGACGTCCTGCAGCAGCGGATTGGCGTCCAAATCGGTGTCGGCCATGGCTTTCACGCCATTGAAGCCGATGACGATGCGGTCGAGCGCCTGGCGCGTCAGGATGGCATTGGCCACGCGCGACTGAAAATCGGCGAACTTGGCCCAGGCGTCCAGCTTGGCATAGTTCAAATGCGTGTCGAAGTTGGTCTGTTCGCAGCGGTATTTGGTGCCGTCCAGGGTGGACAGGTCGCGCGTCTTGCGTTCCTTGTCCTTGGTGTTGGTGCGGCCGGCAATCGGGCCGGACACGCCCAGGCCCAGCTTTTCGCCTTCCTGCTCGGTCACGCCGATGATGTTTACTTTTGAGAGGAACTCGCTCGATTCCTGCATCTTCGTTTCCAGCTTTTGCTGCACGCTGGGCGTGACGCTGAACGTCTTGGCCACGTTGTCCGTGTCGTTCAGTTGGCCCAGGCGGGTTTCATATTGGCCAAAGACCTGGCGCGTTTGCTTTTTCATATATCGGTGCTCCGTTGTTGAATGGGGGGAAGAAAGGGCGAGGGCGCTTAAAACTCGGTCTGCACGGCGCCGTCGTTGCCGGTGGCGGCCGGGCGGCGCGGGCCGTTGCCGGGCGCTTCGTCCATCTGCGCCTTGAAAGCGGCCAGCTCGTCCTGCGTGGCCTTCAATGCCGTTTCGGTTTTCTCCAGGCGCACCAATGTGCCCGTGTAGTTGTCGTTGACGGTGACGACGTGGCCGGCCAGCGCTTCCACGGCTTCGCTGATGTCGGCGAACTGCGCGGCGTCGCTGCCGGATTTGGTGGAAAAGCGCGACAGCAGGTTCTTCACGGCGTCGGCCAGTTTGGTGCCCTGTGGCTCGTCAAATTCCAGCGTGACCTCGACGGCGGAGGTAAACAGGTTGGTGCTTTGCTGCTTGCGGCTGGCGGAGAATTGCAGCGCTTCGGTACCCAGGCTGGCGGGGCTGTCGGTGACGCCCAGGCCGACCAGATAGGGCTGCGACGAGTCGGCAAAATCGGGTTGAATTTCCAGGCTGGTGTACAGCTTTTGTTTCGCCTTGTTGATGGCCACCAGCTCCGGCGTGGGTTCGATCTGCGCGAACAGGGCCAGTTTCTTGCCGCTGTCCGTGTCCACTTCCTCGGCTTTCACCGCGATCACGTCGCCGTAGGCCTTGAACTGGCTGTCGGGCAGGATGCCGCGAATGTGTTCCAGCCAGATGCGGGCGCCGTAGGTTTTCGGGTTGTAGCTGGCGGCGATCTGCTCGATGGTGGCGCGGTCGATGTTGCGGCCGTCCGTGGTGGCGCCTTCGGTAGCGACGCGGAAAAATTTCGATTTGGACATGGTGGGCGTTCTCGGTTGATCGGATAACGCCATGGTCAACGTCTTGGCGCCGCGATTCAATGTGGTGCGGGTTGCTATGGGCCATAGCGACTTTTGCCTTTCCCCGTTCCGCGCGCGCGCGGCCTACGCTGGCGGCATGCTGACAATCGAGAAAACAAGCGAACAAACCGTCGATGGAATCATCGGCGAACTGGCCGTGCCCGAATCTGAGCCACGACGCGCCGCGCGTGCCCTGTACTGGAAGGGCTGGCGTATTTCGTCCATCGCCCGCCACCTGGGAATCAAGCGCAGCACCATCAATAGCTGGAAAGAGCGCGACGAGTGGGACAAGGCCCAGGCCATCGAGCACGTCGAGGCGTCGGCCGAGCTGCGCCTGGTGAAACTGATCGAAAAAGAGGTCAAGAGCGGCAGCGATTACAAGGAAATCGATCTGCTGGCGCGCACCATCGTGCAGATGGCGCGCGTGCGCCGCTATGAGCAGCCGGGCGGCAACGAGGTCGATCTCAACCCCAAGCTGGCGAATCGCAACGCCGGCCCGAAGAAGAAGCCGACCCGCAACGACTTCAGCGAAGAACAGAAAATCCAGCTGCTCGACGCCTTCCAGGATTCGCTCTTCGACTATCAAAAGGTGTGGTTCCGCAACGGCGACCAGCGCACGCGCGCCATCCTCAAGTCCCGCCAGATCGGCGCCACCTGGTACTTCGCCCGTGAGGCGCTGGCCGACGCCATGGCGACGGGCCGCAATCAGATCTTCCTGTCCGCTTCCAAGAGCCAGGCCCACGTCTTCAAGCAATACATCGTGCAATTCGCGCGCGAGGCGGCCGGCATCGAGCTGACGGGCGATCCCATCGTGCTGCCGAACGGCGCGCACCTGTATTTCCTGGGCACCAATGCCCGCACGGCGCAGGGCTACCACGGCAATTTCTACTTCGATGAGTTCTTTTGGACGCAGAATTTCCAGGAACTCAACAAGGTGGCCTCGGGCATGGCCATTCACAAGAAATGGCGCAAAACCTACTTCTCCACGCCGTCCTCGACCACGCACCAGGCTTATCCGTTCTGGACGGGGGAGCTGTTCAACAAGCGCCGCGCCAAGGCGGATCAAGTCAACATCGACGTCAGCCATGGCCGCCTGTCGTCGGGCTTCACCGGCGAGGACAAAATCTGGCGCCAGATCGTCACGATCCTGGATGCCGAGCGCGGCGGCTGCAACCTGTTCGACATCGACGAGCTGCGCAACTTCGAATACAGCCCGGACCAGTTCGACAACCTGCTGATGTGCAATTTTATTGACGACTCGGCCTCGGTCTTCCCGCTGGCCGAGCTGCAGCGCTGCATGGTCGATTCCTGGGTCGAGTGGGATGACTACAAGCCCTTGCTGGGCCTGCGCCCGTTCGGCAACCGGCCCGTGTGGATCGGCTACGACCCGGCCTTGAACGGCGACAGCGCCGGCTGCGTGGTGCTGGCGCCGCCCATGACGGCCGGCGGCAAGTTCCGCATCCTGGAGCGCCACCAGTGGCGGGGGCAGAGCTTCGAAGACCACGCCGACGCCATCCGCCAGATGACCCAGCGTTACAACGTCGAGTACATCGGCATCGATACCACGGGCATGGGCATCGGCGTGCTGCCTATCGTGCGCGGCTTCTTCCCGGCCGTCACGGCCCTGAACTACTCGCCCGAAGTCAAGACCCGCATGGTGCTGAAAGCGAAAAACATCATCAGCAAAGGCCGGTTGGAATTCGACGCCGGCTGGACCGACATCGCGCAGTCCTTCATGGCGATCCACAAGACCCTCACCCCCAGCGGACGGCATGTGACTTATGTCGCCGGCCGCAGCGATGAAACCGGCCACGCCGACCTGGCGTGGGCCTGCATGCACGCCCTCGATCACGAACCCTTCGAAGGCACCACCGACAACCACCACTCTTTCATGGAGATTTATTCTTGAGCAAAGCACGACACTTGCACGCGCGCGGCCAGCAGGCCCAGGGCGCGCCATCACCAGAGGCCACGGCGCCGGCCGCCGCCGGCATCGAGGCGTTTTCTTTCGGCGATCCCACGCCCGTGCTGGAGCACGCCGATATCCTCGACTGCTTCGAATGCTGGAAGAACGGCCACTGGTATGAGCCGCCCGTCAACCTGGCCGGCCTGGCCAAGTCCTTCAACGCGGGCGTGCACCACAGCAGCGCCATCCACTTCAAGGCCAACGTGCTGACGTCCACCTTGCTGCCGACGAAATACCTGTCGCGCGATGGCTTCAAGCGCATGGCCCTGGACTATCTGACCTTCGGCAATGCCTACCTGGAAGACCGCCCCAGCCGCAGCGGCAAGGCGCTGGCGTACCAGCATGCGCTGGCCAAGTACATGCGGCGCGGCGTCGATCTGGATACCTACTTTTTCGTGAACGGCTACCAGGCCGTGCACCAGTTCGACAAGGGACGCGTGTTCCACCTGATGGAACCGGACGTGAATCAGGAGCTGTACGGCGTGCCGCAGTACCTGAGCGCGCTGCAGTCGGCCTGGCTCAACGAGGCGGCCACCTTGTTCCGCCGCAAGTATTACAAGAATGGTTCGCACGCCGGTTTCGTGTTCTACATGACGGACGCCGCCGCCAACACCCAAGACGTGGACAACCTGCGCCAGGCCATGCGCGATAGCAAGGGACCGGGCAACTTTCGCAACCTGTTCATGTACGCACCGAACGGCAAGAAGGACGGCATCCAGATTCTGCCCGTGTCGGACGTGGCCGCCAAGGACGAGTTTTTCAACATCAAGAGCGTGACGCGCGACGACCAGCTGGCCGCGCACCGCGTGCCGCCACAGCTCATGGGCATCCTGCCGAACAATGCCGGCGGCTTCGGCGCCGTCGAACCGGCCGCGCGCGTGTTCGCCCGCAATGAGCTGGTGCCGCTGCAGGCGCAGTTCGAAGCGATCAACGAGTGGGCTGGCGTGGAAGTGGTGAAGTTCGCGCCGTATGACCTGGGCCTGGGCAAGGAGAGCGCGCAATGAGCGACCATATCGACAACACCGACAAGATCATCTTTGCGGAGGTGGCGCGCGGCCTGGCCGCCGTGCGGTGCCGGCCCAGCCTGGTGGCGCATGGCTGTTGCCACTACTGCGACGAGGCGCTGGCGCCCGCGCTGCTGTTCTGCAACGTGGACTGCAGCGACGATTACGAGAAGGAGCAGGCCGCCAAGGCGCGCGCCGGCCGCGCAGGATGACCGCCACGCCGCGATAGCCGACAGGGCGGGACCGCGTTGCCCCGCCGCGCCAGCGCGCCCCAGCCACCGCACAAGCCGCCCACGAGGCGGCTTTTTCACGTCCTGATGATTGATGTTGCTCTTGGAGCAAGAAAAAGCCCCGTTTCGGCCCGGCGCGCGCAGTTGTCCCCCCTCCACACCTGCCCGCTATATAGGGGTCTTTTGACTCAAATGTGCACCATGGCCGAAGGCGCATGAGGACTGGTGCGGCGGGGCGAAGAGGGGGCATGCGATTTGACGCATTTTGACGCACTTTGACCGCTTTTTCGTGCGGGTGGTGTTGCGACGTGGGAACGGTGTTGTTTTCGCGCTGCGCCGCGTCCTGGCGCGGCTCTGGGCTATGTATGACGTCTCTATGCTGACGATCATTCATCTTCACGCCGACGCATCATCGCCGCGTATTGCGGCCTCAAGAACTCTTGATATACTGTATTTATGTACAGTATTTTATTTAGGTGTCATGATGATTGTTAAAATGTTAAAGATGCGCCTTGCTGGGGTGGAGGTGCCCAAGCGACGGCTGCATGATCGCTACAACTCGGCACGGCCCGGCACGTTGGAAGTCGTTGAAACGACAGACCAGGGCTTGCACCGGTTGGTGAAGCTGGCCCGCTTCACTTACGGAGAGAGTGGAAACTACGTTGACACACTTTTCGGCGTGAATTTGCTCTGGTATCGGGATGGGCGCATGGTGCTGTCAGGGTTTGAGCGCAGCAAAGTAGGTATGCAATTTTGCGACTATGCGCAGTCCTGGCTGTGTTTTGTCGGGACGGAGCCGCCGCCAGTGCCAGAAGGCAGGTAGAATAAATTGCATGTGCGCCGACTATACCCCCAGCCGTAGCGATCAAATCGAACAGCATTTTGCTGTCCGCTCCCCTCAATTTGACCTGCCGCCGGAAGCCTGGCCAGGCTACATGGCGCCGATCATTCGCGCGTCGCACGACGTGCCCGGTGATATGGAAGTCGCTCCGGCATGTTTCGGAATGGTTCCGCATTGGGCCGATATGAAGCTGGCGCGGCAGACCTACAACGCCCGCACCGAAACCGTGGCGCAGAAGCCATCCTTCCGCAATGCCTGGAAGCGCAAACAGTTCTGCATTATCCCTGCAGATAACTTCTTTGAACCCTGCTACGAAACAGGGAAGCCGATCCGCTGGCGCATCGAGCGCGCCGATGGCATGCCGGCCGCCATCGCCGGGATATGGGAATTCCGGCCGCAAGATTTGCTGTTGTCGTTCTCGATGCTGACGATAAACGCCGATGGCCACCCGCTCATGCAGAGTTTCCACAAGCCGGATGATGAAAAGCGCATGGTGATGATTCTCGACCCGGACCAGTATCACGGCTGGCTCGATGGCTCTCTTGTGAGCGAAGAGGATCTGTTTCAGCAGTATCCAGCAGAGTGCCTAATGGCTGTAGCTGATCCGCTTCCGCCGCGTGTGAAAAAATGAACACGGGTATTGGCGCTTGGGACTTGTAGTGACAAGGATGAAAGCAACAGCCATAAAAAGGCTATCATTTTGCAAGGTCGAGTGGAAGTATTCGTAAAATTTTCCGCAAAAGATGGTTTCGGCGCTGTGAATATGTCTATCGCACGATGCATCTTTGAGAGTGACGGAAAAACGTTGCTCGATCTTCGTGCAACTAAAAGCCGCTAGATTGTTGCTCGCTTGACGGATAGGTTAGTTGTTAGCCGGTCGTGTTGCTTACCGAATTTTTTTAGAGCAGTTGAGGGGGGAGCTGAGATCGGATGAATGCCAAATGATAGGCGGGATATCTCTCAGCTCCCCTTGCTGTTATCTCAGATGAGCTTGAAACTATTCTACAGGAGGGACGTTTAGGATTTGACGGAAGAGACGGGGGGCATAAAACAACTGCGCAGTATCTCCATCTTTGTTCCAGACGGTTTTTTTATGGTTCCAATGTAGAGCATACATGTCTTTGCCATCGTTAGATTTTTCCATGCCATCAACACCGCTTCGCGTCCGCAGACTGATAAAAGTTCCCTTTTTAAGAATTAACTGCGGAAAGACATAGGCATGACGATTCGTGTTCGACACTTCGTGATCATCAGTGAATGTATTGTCCATTAGAATATAGTTTCCGAGGTTTACCTCTTCCATGGCTTGCAACCACACGTACTCTTTTTTCAAATCCCCTGGGTTTCTGACCGCCCACAAACGTAAATCATTTGACATTTTTTT